AAATAATAAAGACCGTTTAGAAAACGGTAATTATATTGAAACGTGCGGTAATCATTTTATTCTTTTAGTTGAAGATAATGGAAATGCTACTCCGGCTGTTATGACCATGAAAGCGACTCAATTAAAAAAGAGTCGTAAATGGAATTCAATGATGTTGAATCTCAAATTAAATGGTAAGAACGGATTGTTCACGCCGCCATCTTACAGTCATTACTATCGTTTAAAAACGGTAAAAGAAGGTAATGATAAAGGTAGTTGGTATGGATGGGAAGTGAGCAGAGAATCTCAAATTGAGGATGCTAGTCTTTATGCTGTTGCAAAAGGATTTGCGGACAGTGTCACCAAAGGAGAACGTAAAGTTAAATATGAAGAAGAAAATTCTACTTCATCTGGCGGCAAAGTCCCGTTTTAATTATAAAGGGCGGTTAATAGCCGCCCTTTTGTTTAAGAAATATTATGAATAAAGTAGGAAAATTTAAATCAATATTTAATGGCCTGAATCGTGCTTATGGTCAATATAAAAGTGAAGGGCCTAAAGCTAATGGCAAGATTGGTGGTAAGGCTTTTATTATTAAAGAGCCTGTCACCGATAAATTATGGGAAGACCACATTGCAAAAAAAGATCCAAGTCTCGGCATCATTCCCATACGAGATGATTCAACTTGTTCTTGGGGTTGTATTGATATAGACACTTATCCATTAGATTATAAAAAAATTATTTTTCACATACGAGAATTAAAATTACCTTTAATTATGTGCCGTTCTAAAAGTGGTGGAGCACATATATTTATTTTTTTAAAAGAACCCGTGCAGGCAGTTCTTATACGTGATAAATTAACAGAGTGGGCAGCGGAGATAGGTTATGCGAATTGTGAAATTTTTCCAAAACAAATTGAAATTAGAGCAGACAGGGGAGATACTGGTAATTTTCTTAATCTACCCTATCATGGTGGTGATGATACTAATCGATATGCTTTTAATGATGACGGGAGTGGTTCTTCTCTGGATCAGTTTTTTCAGTTATATGATACTTACGCAATTGATCAAGAAACTTTGCTCTCTACTAAAGTTAAAAGAAAAAAAGAAATAAAGGAATTAGAAGACGGTCCACCGTGTCTTGCGACATTAATGTCACAAGGAATACCGGAAGGTGGAAGAGATAATACTCTATATCAATACGCCGTTTATGCGAAAAAGAAATGGCCTGATAACTGGCAAAGTAAAATTGATGAATTTAATCATAAATACATGGAACATCCGTTAGGTTCCGCACAAGTTCAAAAAACAGTAACTCAACATGAAAAAAAAGAATACCAATATAAATGTAAAGACCAACCCATGTGCGCTGTATGCTCTCCGATCGTATGCCGATCAAAAAAATATGGCATAGGTAACTCTTTTCAACATAATTTTTCCGACCTAACAAAATTTCAAAGTGATCAATCGGTGTGGTTTTTGAACGTTGATGGACATCGTATTGTTCTAGAAACGGAAGAATTATTTGATCAAAATAAATTTAGAAAAGCGTGTATGGATAAAATAAATATTATTCCCAATGTCATGAGACCTAACGATTGGACAGCGCGACTGCAACAATTATTAAGAGACATAGAAATAATTGAAATGCCAAAAGAAATTAGAAAAGAAGGACGTTTCACATCTTTGCTTGAACAATTTCTTGATGACCAGGGTGCTGCTATGGATATTGATGAAATATTAATAGGTAAAGCGTGGTTTGATAATGGCAAGGCTTATTTTAAAACAGAATCACTTCAAAATTTTTTAGAAAAAAAACGATTTAAAGAATTTAGTCCTACACAAATAACAGCGGTCATTCGTGATCTTGGTGGAGGTCACGCGCGTCGAAAAGTGAAAAATAAGACAACATTTATGTGGTACGTTCCTTATACACGGAAAGAGGAAGAATCTTTAAAATTACCTGATTTAGAAGAAAAGACGGTGTTTTAATGAAAAAGGAAACTCATGCGTAATATTATCTTTGGACCTCCCGGCACTGGTAAGACAACACACCTGTTGCGTATTGTTGAAGAGGAATTAAAAAATAAAGTATCTCCAAATCGCATTGGTTATTTTGCTTTTACGACAAAAGCGGCGGAAGAAGCATTGACAAGAGCATCAAAAAATTTCAATTATGATGCAAAAGACTTTACATATTTTCGAACTCTTCACAGTTTTGCCTACAAGGAATTATATTTAAAAGAAGAGGATGTTATGAATGATGATGATTACAATTTTCTTTCCAGTAAATTACAAATCAAGTTAAGCAACCCTAACAAAAAAATAAAAGCATATGGCGCTGGTTTGCCGGATGATATTTTCACGCGCATCATTGATCTTGCTAAAATTAATGGTGTCACTGCTCACAAGCAATTCGAATGCCCGGAGACGGGTCATCTTCCAGGTGGATGGGTGAAATTGGATTACATTGAACGAGCTCTGCAAGAGTATAAATTTGGCGGTAAATTTCCAAGACGAAAATATGATTACACGGATATGATTATAGAATTTAATAAAAAAAGCATTGATTCATTACCCCAGTTTGATGTTGTCATCATCGATGAGGCACAGGATTTGAGTTGGTTGCAATGGCAGATGGTAAGTCGTCTGGCAGAAAAAACAAAGAAACTTTACATTGCCGGTGATGACGATCAGGCTATATTCCGGTGGGCCGGAGCGCGTCCAGAATTTTTAATTGACATGAAAGGTGAGCGAAAGATTTTAGATAAATCATATCGTCTTCCTTTACTAATTCATAAAAAAGCGAATAACTTAATAAGTCGTGTTAAAATGCGCGTGAACAAGGAATGGTCGGCACGTGAGGCACAAGGAGAAATTAATTATTATCCAGAGGCGCAATTAAATAAACTGGAAGAGGGTGAATGGTTAATCCTCGCGCGTAATAAATATAATCTGGATAAATTGGAACAAGAGTTAAAATTAGCCGGACATTACTATCAACGCAACGGTGTGACGTCTGTTGATGCAAGAACTATTCGAGCCATTCAATCATGGGAAAAAATTCGTAAAGGAGGGTCATTAACTTTACAGGAGGTTAAATCTTTTTATTATCATTTGTCACTGGATAGATCTGTGGATCGAGGTCACAAGACGATGCAGAAGGCTGATAAAGAAAAATTGTATAACTACGACACACTGATCACGGAACATGGATTAAGAACACCAAAAAATTTATTTTGGTTTGACGCGTTTGACAGCATGCCTCTGATTAAATCCACTTATATAAGAGCGGTACTTCGTCGAGGGCAAAAAATTAATAAAGACCCACACATTAAACTATCGACCATTCACGGAGCGAAGGGTAGCGAAGCGGACAATGTTATGTTATTAACAGACTTATCCAAGAAAACCGATGAGGCTTATTGGTTGAATAAGGATGAAGAAAGACGAGTTTTTTATGTTGGTATGACGAGAGCAAAACAAAGTTTAAACATCATACGATCAGGATCAAATAGAGAATTTACGGAGGCTTTTTAATGAATAAATTAGTAAGAATAATATTAACGGAAGAAGAAAAAGCATTATTAAAAAAACTTAGAGATTCCATAACACCGAATGTCATTGAAGAATGGAAAAAAAATAAAATGAAATTAATTATTCAAAAAGATTATGTATCTCATCCTAATGTTAAAGGATATGAGGATGTAAAATGAAAAGTGAAGATTTATTAAAAGAAGCAATTAAAGTAGTGACCGGTCCAAGAGAAAAAGATTATGGTAATAAATACACGAATCATGTTAACATAGCGGAATTATGGAGTAGTTATCTTAATTATAAGATTTCACCCCATGATGTGGCGATATGCATGGCCCTCGTTAAAATAGCTAGATTAAAAAACAGGAGGACAAAAGACTGCTATATAGATATCGCGGGCTATACGGCCATCGCGGCAGAGATTGAAGAGAAAGAAAAAAAGAAAACATTGAGCAAAAATAAAGAGGAAAGATGTCCACACAACTAAAGAAAATTGTTTTTAAACATAATTCAATATATAAAGAAAAATATATCTGGCCGGAAAAACGACTGCTTTCACCTTCTCGTGTTCTTAATCGAACAAGTGACAAATCTTTTCTGGAAGCATGGCGGAAGAAAGTTGGAGAGAAAGAAGCAGATCGTATCGTGCAGTATTCCATTGCTGTTGGAAAAAGCATGCACAAGTATTTGGAAAATAAAATTAATAATAAAAAAGGAAAACTTCTTCCCCTTTCCGATCCAAATGTAGCCATGGCTACAAAACTTGCCAAGATGATCATTCAGAGCGGATTAAAAAATAAATTGCAGGAAGTCTGGGGAGTGGAGTCTCACTTACATTTTGGAAATCATTACAGAGGCATCGCTGATTTAATCGGTGTTTATGAAGATGAACCGTGTATCATTGACTTTAAACAAAAAAGAAAAACACAAATGGAAAGGTACGATTCCATTCAAAATTATTTTACCCAAATGGCGGCCTACGGTATGGCGCATAACCGCATGTGCAAGACAAACATTAAGAAGGGTGTTGTTTTAATTGCAACGCATGATTACAAATTTCAAAAGTTTACTATACAGGGCGATGCATGGCGTAAGCATTGTCTGAATTTTATCAAACGTCTTAAAACTTGCATGAAGGAGGACCAATGACGCAGATGCCATTATTTCAACCGCCGAGTGAGTGGCTGCCGCCGGAGAGAATACCGGATTTGTCGGACGCAAAAGAAATCGCCATTGACCTAGAGACGTGTGATCCCAATTTAAAGAAATTAGGGGCGGGCTGGGCGACGGGAAACGGTTACATCGCCGGTGTCGCGATAGCCGTTGAAGGTTGGAAGGGATATTTTCCCCTGCAACACGAAGGCGGAGGAAACTTTGATGAAAAATTCTTTAAAATCTCATTGAAAAAAATACTGGAACTTCCCTGTGATAAGGTCTTTCATAACGCGATGTATGACGTCGGTTGGTTGAGACAATGGGGATTGGAGGTCAAGGGACGCATCATTGACACGATGATCGCCGCGCCCTTGATTGATGAGAACCGGTTTCGCTATTCCTTGAATGAACTGGGAAAGGACTATCTCAAGGAAACGAAGTCCGAGGCGCTTCTTTATGAAGCCGCCAAGGAATGGGGAGTGGACGCGAAAGCGGAGATGTGGAAACTGCCGCCGATGTATGTCGGTCCCTACGCCGAGCAGGACGCTGATTTGACTTTGCGTCTGTGGAATTATTTCAAACCCGAACTCATAAAACAGGAACTGTCGAGCATCTTCGATCTGGAGACGCGGCTCCTCCCCTGTTTAATTGACATGAAGTGGGAAGGCGTTAACGTGGATCTGGAGAAAGCTGATTCCATCAAGAAGAATCTGATCATACGGGAGAAAAAGATATTAAAGCAGGTCAAGGTGGAAAGTGGAACAGATGTTGACATTTGGGCGGCCATCAGTGTCGCCAAGGCGTTTGACGCGTTAAGTATTTCTTATAACCGAACGGAGAAATCCGGTCAGCCGAAGTTTGATAAGAACTTTTTGTCCACGCATAAACATCCTTTGGCGCGCATGATCGCGACGGCGAGAGAGATTAATAAAGCGCGCACGACGTTTATTGACACAATACTTACACATTCAGTGAACGGCAAGATTCACGCCGAAATTCATCAGATGAGAGGAGATACGGGAGGCACCGTGACAGGACGGTTTTCGTACAGTAATCCTAATCTTCAGCAGATTCCGGCACGGAACAGGGAACTCGGACCAATGATCAGATCGATCTTCGTTCCGGAGAAAGGAAAACAATGGGGCAGTTTTGACTATTCACAGCAAGAGCCGCGAGTTCTTGTTCATTTCGCTGCATTAACTGGTGGCGGGCTTAAAGGCGCTAAAGAGGTTATTGAATCATATGAAACAGAAGAGCCGGATTTCCATCAGGCCGTCGCGGACATGGCGGGCATTGACAGAAGGTCAGCCAAGACAATCAATCTTGGTATGATGTATGGAATGGGAAAAGGTAAACTGGCGAGTCAGCTGGGTTTAAATTCACAAGAAGCGGAAGATCTTTTTGCAAAGTTTCACAGTAATGTTCCTTTCGTTAAACAGCTCATGGAACAGGCTACACGGAAAGCGGATAATGCAGGATTCTTGCGTACGCTGCTTGGTCGAAAATGCCGTTTTGATAAATGGGAACCGCGAGCGTTCGGTATTCACAAGGCTCTTCCTCGTTGGGAAGCGGAAAAAGAATACGGTCAATATCTGAAAAGAGCATGGACGTATAAGGCGCTTAATAGATTGATACAAGGATCAAGTGCTGACATGACCAAGAAAGCGATGGTTGATTTGTATGAAGAGGGATTACTGTCTCACATACAAGTGCATGATGAATTGAATTTTTCAATTGAAGATGAAAAACAAGCATTGAAAATAAAAAAAATCATGGAACAGACAGTTGAATTAAAAGTTCCGTTAAAAGTTGATATGAAAGTGGGGCTATCATGGGGAGAGTTAAGCAAAAAATAGGGGACATTAATGAGTACCGAGCCGTCATAAAATTTCTCAAAGAGGGATACTGGGTGTTTAAAAACATATCCTCAGTGGGACCAATTGATATGATTTTAGTGCACGAAAAGACTGGAGAAATTCGTAAAATTGATGTAAAAACTAACACATATAGATTATCCTGGAAACCTGGTACAAGAATTTGTCGTCAACCAACGAAAGAACAAGTTGAATTAGGTGTCGAATTAGTATTTTTTGACAAGGAGGAATAATGTTTAAAGAGTTGTGTGCAACTCTATTACTTCTGTGTGGAAGTATAGTAAATGATTTTGATTTCAATTATGAAAAAGATGATCACTACAATTTTGTCAGAGGCATAACAGACTGTACAGTTAATTTTAATGCTATGCTTCCTCCCCCTCACCGTGCTGTTGTGGTTATAAGCGCAGCGCAAGCAGTCATTGAATCCGATTGGGGAGAGTCCCGATTTGCCCGTGAAGCCAATAATTTTTATGGCATCATACAAATCGATCGAACGGAACCGCATATTGAATCATTAAAAGATCCAAGAATAATATTAAAAGTGTATGGCAACAAGTGTGAATCAGTCGCTAATTATATTACTTTGCTAAATCATGGTAGTTTTTTTGCGCCTTACCGGGAAGTTAGATATAAACAACTCGTTTCCGATAACGTGAAATTAATGGATATCATTAACACTTTAACTCCTTACGCATCAGATCCCTTATACACTAAAAAATTAGCAAGTATGACTATGCAATTGCTAATTGAATATCCAGATATATTCGGCGTAAATTACTTAATTGATGAATTAAATAAGTCAGAAAAACAAAAAATATCCTTGACTTTTATATTAAATCCCATATAGATGGGCATTAATGAAATTAACCACCATATCTAGAAGGAGACAGAAGAATGACAGATATTGAAAAATATAAATCCATAGCGATTAAGATTGATTCCTACAAAAAAGCAAAACCCATGGCAGAGGAAAAATATATGTCAATGGGATCGTTTGTTCGTTATTTAATTGATAGTGAACATGATAAGCAGAAAATAAATGGAGAAGATCATGACGGAGCAAAACCAGATAAACATTAAGCAAGCTCTTTATGTCGCTGTTTTAAATAAAATGACAGGAGAGCTCTCGGAACTGGAAGCGAAGGAAATTTTATTAACATCATTTCCAACCTACATCACAAGTAAAGACCACGATCATGCTGATCATATTGAAGAATTAAAAAATATCATTATCAAACAGCATGAATTACGAGATACCATTAAATCTCTTCGTGAAACGTATTTTAAACCACAAAAACCTTCAAAAGATGGTAAAAATAGTTAGTGCGGTAAGAAAATTTACAAAAGACAAGGAAGAGTATGTTCGTGTCCATTACACGGACGGATCGGAAAGAATTTTCAACGCGTTTGAATGGCAGGCACTGGTGAAAGAAGGAAAAGATCTATGGGATTCACACCAGAAGGAAGTCTCTCAAGCACGAAGTGACACGGATATTGATATAGAGCGATTTAATGACTGATAAGAAGGAGATACAATACGACATCTATCAGCCATTCGGTCCCAGCATCCTGAAAGTCAAGATGCCGCAGGAGTATGTTAATCAAATTAACGCGGAATCTGACGTCGTCTTAAATGATGAAAAGTTAAGCAAGGACAGAGACTGGAGCCACAACCTGGCGGGAAACGTCAAGAAGGAAATCGCCATTGATCCCGGCAAGATAAAGGGATTTCCCGAATTTCTGGTTACTATGTCGGACCAGTATCTCACAAAAGTATTGCCGGAATGGACAACGAACGCCAAAGTGAGCTTCCGTGTCTGGGTGGTGAGTCAGTACGCGGGGGACTTCAATCCCGTGCACATTCATGACGCCAACCTGTCCGGTGTCGCCTTTTTAAAAATACCGTCTGGATTTAATGAAGAATACAAGAAAGAGGACCATCATCCCACCGCGGGATGCCTGGAGTTCCTGGGATCAATTCCCAATCATTTCGCGCGGCACAGCTACATCGTGAAGCCGGAGGTCGGTGATTTCTATATTTTTCCAAGCTGGCTAGCACATCAAGTCTATCCCTTTCGTTGTGAAGGGGAGCGACGATCACTGGCTTTCAACGTTCATTTCGCCTTGAGCGAACCAACGAAAGGAGTCAATGTATGACAGATAAAATAACATACGGAATCATCCCTCTCTACAAGACGTTCATCATGCAAACGCGAATCGGCGAGAACAACGTCACACTGCTGAATAAGTATCTTGATAATCTCATGATGAGCAAGAAAAGAAAGTCCCACGCCCACACGCTTGTGGGTCAGATTCGACAAAAAAAGGAAAGCCAGCAACTGCTGATGGACTGTAATCATTCCGATTGCGCGGTCTTCAAGAATATCTGCCTCACGGTGGCGTTTGAATACATGAAAAAATTTTTCGCAATGTCAGTCCACCAGTCAACAGAGGAGCGCATTCCTCAGATCGACGAGATGTGGTCGGTGCACAGCTTTGAGGGCGATTACAACACGATACACACGCATGGCTGCAAGACCCTGATGGGGCTATCGATGGTGGCCTGGACGAAGGTTCCCCAGCAAATCACTGATTTGCCGGCGCAGGGATCGCTTAAGAACGCCTCGGGCGCCAATGACGGTTTTCTTGGATTCGTCGTCGGCGACGGCGACGTTCATGACGTGGAGAGATTGAAGTTCTCCGGCTACACGCCGGTGAAGCCCGAAGTGGGTGTTATGTACGTTTTTCCCTCGTGGGTTCAGCACGTCGTCTGGCCCTTTTTCGGAGATGGCGAGTGGCGAAGCGTGGCGACGAACGTGAATATGTTTTCGCACGAGCAACTGTCCCCGGAGGACAAAACGCGGTACGCGGAACATAAGAAGAAATTCAATCAGGGCGCGTGGGGAAAATGAAAGAAAAACATCCTGATTATCCGGATAAAACGCGTTATGATAAGAGAGCACGAAATTACCGGTACCTCTATGACTTTGGTTTCAAGAAGTATCACTGGAATGATTTAACCCTCAAGGAGCGCGACTATTGGCGCGGCCTTGTACAAATAAACGAGGAATATGCAAAAGAGAAACTTCAAGGACGCCATGCGAGAGATGAGCGAGCACGTCGTCACCAGAATAAGGGAATATACCGAAGAACTCATCCACCGCAACAAGGGGGATGATGATAAACTACGAATGGGATCGGTGGGAATGGACATGGACCATCCCAGAACGATTCTATACGTCATCCTTCATAAACTTATACAGGATGATTTTAAACCGCGCAATGATACATACGAACAGATCATGCATGACATATTTAAACAGCTGAAAATAGATGAGCCGAGCAGACCTCAAGAGAAAAAATCACAAGGGTCGACGAAAAATAGGATCGACGAAACGAAGAAATAGACGGCGTATCAGGCTGGGATTGAAGATTCGGAGAAAGTAGTCAGGCCGAACAGGAAATGCATTCGTCGTCCTCGTCGTAGTTCGTCACGAATTTTTGATTATAAAGATCGTCGGGATATGACGCGGATTTACTTTCCAAAGTTTTCGTAAGGGCTTCCTTGTTTTTCTCGTTGTCGTTGCACTTGCATCGCTCTTTTTCCAATTTTTCCACCTTGTCCGCCAGGTAGCACAGCATTTTTTCCATATCCGTCTCGGTCATTATAGTCTCCTTTTTTGTTAATAGGGGTGAACTTTTCACTATATACCCATAACGGACGCGGAATCAAGTTCTTTTATTTCTGGGACTTATTTCTTCTTGGCGATCTCCTCGCCGATGCCGTAGATCATCAAGGCAATGAAAGCCAAAAGAAATAATTCAATGATCTCAATCACTAGAATTGTCATTCTTCTCCTCCATCAAGTTCATCCATTCCTCCCGGGGCCCGACGTAGTACGCTTTGCACCATTCTTCTTTCCGGTTCTTGCACCAATACCACTGCGCCACGTATTCTTTTTCCTCATTTTTCATTTTTAAAGTCCGAGCGCGAGCTTGGTCGTCTCCTCAACCCGCCTCGTCCAGCCTCTGCCGAACGTCTTGAAAGTGGACAGGCCCTCGTAGTATTGTTGCCGGTTTCGTTGGTAGTGATCGACGGCGTGCTTGACGTTGAATTTGTCAGTGTACTCTTTGAGTTTGGCCAGCGTGTTCGGTCCTATACCGCCGTCCGCTGTTGTGCCAATCAGGGTTTGCAGGTATTTGGCCGCCCTTCCGGGGCCTGCATTGACGCCGAAGTCAAAGACGCACAAGTCCAGTCCCGAAGGCAAGTCGTCGCATTTCATCCTGTCCCAGTAGTTCTTTCTGTAAATCGGGGCCACGTCGTCAAAAGTCAAATCCTTCATGTCCTTCGTTCCGCCCCATTTTTCATAGACCCTTTTCGTCACGCCGAGATTCGTCTCTCCGCCCGGATCCTCCGGGTGGTTCACGTAACCGCCCTCGTGATGCAGGATTGTCTCCAAGCATTTATCGTAGTTCTTTTTCATTTTGTTCCATCCTTTTTTTAAATTGTCTTTCCCAATCATGTTCACTACCATGATATAATTTACCATAGCCTAATTCTCTTAAACGTTCATAATGTTTCTCACTCAAACACATATAATGCCACGCCCAATCAAATGGTTTAACCTTAAAATCATCGTCTGGTGTTTTGCCATTTTCAAAACACGATGCTTTAAGCATTGATTTTCTTGATATTCCAACGAAGCACGGTGTATAGTCACCTCTTTTATCATCTCCTATTAATGACCTGGTTCTAAATTTATACGGTGTTAAAGGGACTTTTTTTTCATAAAGTCTTTTAACTAAGTAAGCTCCAAGAATATAACAATTACCGCCATATCCTTTTATGTCTGCCCAATGTTCAATGTGATGTTTTAGTTCACCGCATGTGACATTTCTACGTGTCGGTTTATTTACAATGATTACTTTATCTAAAAACTCATCAATGAGTTTATTCATTTTATTAACATCATTCCACAAAGAAAATTCTTTGTCTGTTAAATTAGGTATTACTACTTCTTTCATTTGCTCTCCTTGTAGTTCGCGCCGAGATAGGTGACTGATTTCACCCAGCCGGCCGGTATGGCGATATGCCGTCCGCCATCGTTCGCGTTCTCCTCGTTCGAGTAATCGGCCATCACGACCAACCTCTCCTCGTTCTTCATCACCATCCACCCCATCGAGTAGCAGGTGGCGGGCTTCTCCTTTTGTATGTCCTTGACGGAATGCCAACCCGTTTCGCCGTCCTTGGCGTCCCACCAGGTGACGACGACCATCGGGTAATCCATCACCACTTTTTGTTTAGGTATTCCACGATCTGTTTCCATGCGCTACGTTCGTCCTCCTTCCGGCGCTTGTCCTGTACGACGCGCTTTCTGAAGCGCGGACCTCGGAGCTCTCTGGCCACCGGATTCGGTTTTCGTTTGGATGTGTATTTCATAGTGGTCCTTGCATTTTTTTTTCATCTTTTCATGTCGCAGTTGTAGGACAGCGTCCGTCTTGCGCCTTTTCCGGTGAAAGGATAGACGCCGTGCTTGACGTCGTAGGGAAACACGTACAGATCTCCGACCTTCAAATCAACCTTGTGCTGATTATAGCCGAACATCCCCCCGCCGTTGCCTGCAAGCTCCAGCCTGCCGTTCGCCGGATCATCTTCCCTTGCAATCTCCACACCATATCCATTAGGCTTTTTCAAACAGAGAATGGACGTTATTCCGATCTCCGTCTTGCCTACGTGATGATGAAAGGGATTGTATTCATTCTCCACCATTTCATTGATCCACGCGGAAGCGGGGCTGACGTAACGCATAACCTTCACTTCCATCAGGTAGTCGTTGAACCTATCCTCGAAATATCTTTTCACGCTCTCCGGCAGTTCTTCATCCACCCGGTGCTCTTTTTTAATCTTTCCCGCCAGATTACCATTATAGCTTTCCAGTGAGGGAAATTTTTTTTCATAAAGAACATTGATTTCCTCGACAAGCTCTTTCGGCACTTCGAAGCGCAGTATCTTCTGGCCCAGGTGTATCGTCTCCATTCTTTCTCCTATGTTTCCAAGTACAGAGGAGTATACTCTCCCACATAGGCGCCTGCAACATTAAAATCAAAATACTCGCTCGCCTCTTCATAGGTCACACCATCCCTATCCATCAGCACTTCCAGGCACGCCTCGGTGTCGTAGACGACCCGCGTTTGCTTCTCGTTGGTCTTCTCGTTGTGCACGAACACGACGCCGATGATCGCCTCGTCGAATCCGTCGGCGAAGAGGATGTCCTCGTCGGCGTAAATTTCCTCGATGTCCTTGCGTTTCATACACGGTACTTTAGTCGATTTTCTCGGATCACGCAACAAGGAAAATGGAAAGGGCGGTATTCAGCCATTCTGTAAATGAGCTGTAGTACCGCCCTTGTCCTTAAACCTCTTGTATGAGCTTCTATGAGCTTTTTTCTAGCTTACTTAATAAATTTCTATGATCTTGATACAGAAATATACTTTTAGTTGTTGTCAGATGCCCGATTAATGGCACTTCAAAAGTTTCCCAAGCTTTAAAATCTTCATCATCATCTTCGTGGTTAAATTTTTTCCATTCAATAAAATGATCCAAAGCTTCAACGACCAATGAAATTTCTTTCTTAGTTAATTTCATACTAACTCCCTATTAACTTTTTAAAGAACAAAGATTTCCTAAAAAAATCTTAAAATATTATAATCCTAATTTTATGGGAAGTCAAGCGATTTCTATTTTTTGGCGGAAATCCGCCATTCTTATTTTTACATAGGTTTTTTAAAAGTAAATTAATTTTTAAAACATAAAAAAATCTCAAAAATGACGTAACCACGTAACTTTAGACATAACTCATTGAAATATAACAATAATATGGTTACTTATACAGTTACTTATACCAATACAGTTACGTAACCCTGTCTGAGATTTTTAAATGGAAATTGAAAATTATATATATATATTTACTTTTAAAATATATATATAAAAAAATATTAATGTGTTATGATGACGGAAATGGGAAATATAAATAAAATAACGCCTAAACAAAGAGCTTTCATTCATCTGTTTGTTAAGTCAAACGGACGCGTGACGCCGACGGATTGCGCGAAACAGGCTGGATATTCCGAGAAATCAGCTACTAATATAGCCGCCAACCTGCGAAATCCCAAAACATTCCCATTGGTCGTTGAAGGAATAGAAAATCTGCAAAAGGAATACGCCGAAGCGAGTAAGATTGATTTTATCAAACACGCCAGGGAACTGGCTAGGTTGCGTGATTCCGCCGTCGAGAATGGTCAGCTCGGTCCTGCCGTTAATGCCGAATTTCGTCGCGGTCAATTAGCAGGTTTTTATGTTGACCGAAAAGAGGTCGTGACCGCTTCGCTTGATAATATGTCGCGTCCAGAACTGGAAGCGAAACTCAAGGAGATCCGCGATCATAACATCATCAACGGAGAGGTCCTTGGTGTCGAGGTTGAAGAGATTACCCAAGTCCCCAAAGAAGAAATAGAAAAAATAGGAAAATAATAAAAAGAATAGCCCTAAAGAAAATAAGAAAAAATATCATCTAAACCTAATCCTATGTGACGTCGCCGTATCGTTGCGCGTGGCGCGTGTTCGGCATTGAATACTGCAATACCTTTCAAACTTCGTCATTGGCGCCTTTTTCCCGCAGATGAAACATTCTTTTTCCGTCGTCATCTTGTTTTCCGATTTAGGTTTTTTTTGATTGTAATAATCTGGGATTTTCATTTTTCAGTCCTTTCTGTTTCTTGATGGTAATAATCCCTTATATCCTTTTCCGTCGCGATGTAAACATAATCTTTTATCTTAATTTTAACTCCGACGTTCGCTTTGAGGTTTTCCTCTAAAGTTCCCTCAAAGATGAGTTCTCTCAAACTTAGATCCAGTTCACTCATATTACCCATTTTCAATCCTTTCTGTTTTACGATCAAGGGCAATTAACGGAAGATTAACCACCCTTGAAATTGTAAACAGGACTTATCCGAATATCTCCGTCGCCTGTTGATTTACATATAATCCCATTAAATTGAGAAGTCAATAATAAAATAAATTATTTTTTATTTGACTTTCATTATTATCTCAACTATATAGGATAATAGAAAGGATTAAAGGGAATAAATTATGACTAGTGAATTTAAAATTGTAATACATAGCCCAGATAAAGTGGATATGAATAATGATATTCTAGATGAAACTTCTGAAATTTACGAAACTATTAAAGAATTTAAAAGTCGTGATGAAGCTAGGGAGTGGTTACTAGAATATATTGAAATACTTGAAATGATATAGCGAGGTAAATAATGAATAAAAAATTATTAAAAGCAAAAAGTGAGTGGATTAAATTTATGTGCGAATATTATTTTTATGAAAAAGATAATAATTTTATGCCCGACAAAAATGAAAGAGAAGAAAATTTTTTATATCATGTTAATAATGCTTTAAAATTAAATGAAAAAGACTTCATTGAATGTATAATGAGTGAGGGTTTTATGCCAGACGCTTATTTAGAAATTTTAGAGGTAAATCCAGACGCTTATTTAAAAGAAATTTTAGAGGTAAATAATGGATAAAAATACTTATGACTACTTAAGAGGAGGAGTGATGGAGAGTGTGGACATTAAAGAATACAAAAGACACCATAATCTTAAAAACAAGAAACATTACAAATCACTGCGCAAAAAGTGGTATGAAAAGAAAAAGAAAGAACTGGCGGAAATAAGAAAAAAATATGTTGACTTATGATTTATCTCATATATATAGGATAATAGAAAGGATTAAAAATGAAAGTAAAGCAATCATTCCGACGCGGAAAAACTAAAGTAAGTTGGGAGGGGGAAACGGCTATTGTGGAAACTTTAGTTCCCGAACAAGAAGATGAGAATTATGATGACAAGCTCAAGGCTCAAGACCATTTAGATGAGATCAGGGAAATAGAAAAAGTTAATAAACAGAAATGAAAAAATATTCTGTTAGTAAAGGTTGGTATTACTACAGCGCGGATAGTGTTTTTACAAGAAAAGAAATATTAGACATATACAATGATAGACGACAAGGCGAGGGGTTGCCTAAAATTTACACATTGAAGCTGATGTCTATTTGCGAGGATATCGAAATTAAACCTATTGACAAATAATTTATCCTATGCTATTGGGATAAAATAATATTACAGAAAGGATATATTATGGACAAAGATGATATGAGATTAAATCAAGCCAAGCGAAAAGCAATTAAAGACGCTTGGAAGGAAACGATTTGGAAAAGAACGCCGACGGAATTTGACAGTAATTTATATGACAGAGTGGCGAACTTCAAACAACATGAGAGTGATGTTTGGAAAGATGTTGTCAAGCCGACAGTTGAAAAGAATTTTCCGCCTGATGATATGAAAGTATTACAGCGATATTCTCGCGGTAGCGATTATAATGGTTTTTCCGAATATGATTCTTGCTTTTATTTCAAGCCGAGTTTTGCTGATGATAAGGAAAAACAGTTTCGCTTTGCTTATAATAATGAGGATATGACCGCCTTGCATTATGACGAATTGACGAATTTAGGGGTTAATCCAAATTTGGAAATTGAATATGAGAGTAAG